CTTGGGAAAAGACGGCTAGCGGAAACGTTAGCATCAGAAAACTGAGCAAGATTTAAATTTGCTTGATACAAAACGTGCCGAGGTACTTGCGCAGTAGTAAGATTAAAACTTGCAATTATATTCGGTGTACGTAGAACAGTTTCAAGATACATCTCATCAACTGACGAACCAAAAGGGGCTTCTTCACTGGAAACTCCAGCTTCATTGTGAATAGTGTACTTAGCTGTCGGCAAGCATCCCTCACTTGTAAGGTGAGAGTCAGCTGGAAGAAATTTAACAGCACGAACTGGGACGTCGGAAGGGGGTTTAGACAATCCCAAAATGCCAGCTAAAGAAGACCCAATTTTGAGCAAAGGCGCAACTGCAGAAGCAGCAGCTCCAATTTTAGGGATCGGCAATTTGCCGACCGTTGAAGCAATCTTGCTACCTTTATCGAGAATACCCGAAACAGCTCCTTTCTTTGAAATTCTTTGTGCCTCCGACTGGGTTGTCGGCAACATTTCATTATTAAGTTCAAGAATAGGAACTAAGGCATTTTCGTAAGACTCGCGTGATATTTTTCCTTCAGAATACAATTTCAACAAAACAGATGACATTGTTTTGACTTGATCAAATGGAGATTGTAAAACATCTCCAGTTGTAGGGTATTGAACCTTTATATTGTCTTTAGAAGCAGAAATATACGCACGAACAGCTACACTATCACCAGAAGAAGGTGTTAGTCTAGAAAGAATCAAAGTTCCGATTGACCCAGCACCATTTTGTAAATTTCTTGCAAAGAAAGGAGAAATAAATGGAACTGGTATAGTAATCGAAACAGCTTTTGTAAGAGATTGCTGAACATTTGGAACTTGCGACAATTGTAATCGATTGAGAGTTCGATTAGTCAACGCCGTGGGTGTTAAATCTGGGTAATATGAAAGCATAATACCACCAGCAACTGTAGGAACTGTTGTAAATTCCAATCTAATGTTAAGAGTAGCACGGAAATAGGAAAATCCAATCAACTTATTCAAAACATTAGGTTGGGAAATAAACAGATCCATAGGTTGCCAAGTTTTCAAAATGTCACCTGCAAGACCGCCAGTTGGAATTGTGAAATCTTCAAATGCGTATTCACGACAAAGAACATCAATAATAGAATGATCTCGTCCTTCATCCATATTTGTTAACACAGATTCTGGTAGCGATGTTAAAGCAGGAACAGTTTCAGCAACAGGAGCTTCAACCGTTTCAAAAGAAATAATCTCTTGACCAGTCAAAACTTGACTTGATTCGGTGTCGTTAAAAGGAACGTCACCTGAAATTGGAACGATTTCTTGTTCTGCAATTCTTGGAGACTCCGAATGACGAGAATTAGTGTCATTCATCAACGCCAAAGAGTTTTTGGAGAGGGCTGCTCTCCCGCGCAACTCAGGTAAAAACCTACGCGAAGACAGTTTAAAGTCAATGTCTTAGGACTAGGATACCTTAATCGGTTTCCTCATAAATCGAATCCTGTGTACCTTCATAAGAATAAAAGCATACAGGGTCCATTTTTAAATTTATGAGTCGTGCCTCTTGAAGTATTCTTTTAGAATATAGATCATATACATCTTTTGGATGTAAAGACAGTTCGCGAAGTGCATTTCGAATGTTTTCGCAACATTGATCCTTCTTAACATCACTCATTTCGTCATCAACTTTGTCCCAATTTAATGGTTCTAAAATTGACGCCAACTCAAGTGGAGCAGTCCATTCGTTGAGACGTTCATCAAAACGAAATTTACGCTTAAGAATTGAAATGTTACAAAGTTTAACGAATTTTACTTCACTAACCGTCTTATCATCACTGGTGTAAATATGTCCATATTCAGTCATCTCAGTTTGAATGTCCACTGGGTTTAGATATTCACGTATCTCCCTAGAAAAACTCAATATATTATCGTCTCCGAAAACAAAAACTTTAATATGTTTATTGAGATTATTTCTAATATCTAACACCAGTCTACGTTCATCTCGAGATAACTTTACACTGACACGAGTTAATATCTTATGTACAATGAAATGCAATAAAGCCACATTGTAAAGAGAATTAACAGGTCCAGTTCCTGGGAAGCCCGAAGGCATTCCCCTCGTGACACTAGCTACAGTATTTCCAAACAATTGTAAGGAATGTGTAACATCATGCCACAGTGCCCGAGTGATCGGTTCATTTCGGTCATAGAAATCTTCAAGAACCTCATAAATCGACCACAAGAATGATTGATTTAAAGTACCATCAAAGTTTGTAAAATCGCCAGCAAGAAAAGCATGCTCATCTGGTCCAGCAATACTTAACAGTTCACGAGTAAGCGTTGACCACTCACTAGATGTTGGATTAATACCCATTAGTGAACAATTAAATATGCGGTTTTGGAACATATCAGCAAACATATCTGCATAATATTGACGAAACAATACAGTGTAATGTAATGGAGCGGCAGCGAAAGCACGAGTCTTTCCGGCAGCTACACGATCGAGTGATCGAAGCTCATCTTTAGCAGTGGTTGTAAAACACAATAAAGGTCTAACACCTGCTGCAACACTAGTCTTGTATTCGGCGATAAGGCGAAGTAACAAAGGATGATCATACTTAAAATCATCGTCAGAACCTAAAAACTCAGTCTTACCTAAGCTTCCAGGAGGACGTTCGCACACAAAAGGATAACCAGGTGAGGTTGATCGACAAATAGCTTTTATATATTCGTCGTCTTCAACTCCTCTGATCGCTTCCTCATGAGTTAAAACTCGCAATTTCCTTTTTGGATGGAAAATATTCTTGATATAACTTTTGAATATTTCTCTATCTTTAGGATGTACACTAATTGATTTTCCAGTGTACTTTTGCATAGCTTTAGTCATAACGTGTAAACGTCCCTCTGGATACTCATGCATAAAGAGATGTGCAGGTTCTTTTTGGGAGGCAAAGATTTTGTTGTATAACAATCCTTTTCGAATTTTGCTTTTACTCGGAGAAACTATCGTTTCAGGAACAGTTCTAAAATGCTCTATATCATTACTGATAACGGTTCGTTTCCCTTGAGAAAAAATCTCGTCAGCGTCAAGTCCATATGCACTATCTGCACATGCATCGACAACCACATCAACCATTTCTTTAAAGAGAGTAGCAGCAAAGCATCGATCAGTTTTAACATCCGCAGCCATGTGAAGACCACAAATCTTCTCTCTAAACTTCGGATTGTTAACTAACAAAACACTTCCACATGAACCATTTTTCGTCTGCGCTGTATATGCAAAAACACCGTAATTACAGGTTATATAACCGTCATTTTGACTTGACAGCCATTCATCTGCACGGTATTCCGAAATGGTTGTGAAATGTGCCTCCATTGCCCAACTAGAGCCAGTTTTATTCTTTAGTTGTTGTAAACAAGATAAAACAGCTCTATTTCCTTCCATACGTGCCAATTGTTCTTTAGTGGCAATTGACGATCTAAGGTCACAATGATCTCTAACACCCGAGCCAGTGTTGAAAATCAAAAATGCAACATCGTATGGAAAAGTCGTGCCATCATATGAAATACGAACGAGTTCGACATCACGTCCGCTTACATTCTCATATGTATCACGAATCCCTTTCAGAGTAAGGGTAGACTCACGGAGTTCTTCTGGATCACGCACAAAATGTTGGTTAACACAAAATATACGTCCAGAAACGAAAAAGCCACACATAGTATTAGTATCAGTTTTTGTAGTCAATGTAATTAGATATTGATTACGTGACAACTTAATCCTTAATGTGCGCATATTCTCATCATAACACGACTCCGTAACGCGTTCAAACTCTTCATTTGAAAATGAAAGTGCATCTTCCACTTTTCTCTCATAATCATTTTGAGTTCGAACAATCTTCAAAGAGCCAGATGTTTTGCCCTTTGGAGGTGATTTGTTTTTGGGAGCTTTGGCATCACCACTACCGTAACCTTCTGTTTCAGTAAACAGATTTCTTCCGGCTAACCAACTGGCTAATTTAACTGAAGCATAATCTGCTGCAATAATGGTAGCGAAGATACCAGACCAAAGTAAAACACTATTACGTATCTTACATAGTCTTTCCTGAGTCTCTCGTGAATGATAATTGTTAGAAACAGCTATATACCTAACTTGGCAATAGTGTTTAAAGCGCAACCATCTTTCACTCATCTCTCCTACTGGAACTGGTCTCCCTAAAACCTTATTTGTTACCATTGAACAAATCGAAACAATGGAACAAAACATGAAAGTCGAAACAACTTTACAATCGCGTTTAAACAATTGCATGGCAGTTGGACGAGGCTCTACAATCTCAGCACCTTCTTCAAGTGCTTCATTGACTGCATAATGAGCATTGCCATAGAAGAATTGTCTTAATCTTCTAAAGTTTTGTGTTTTGAGTTTCACAGGTTTTTCAAACGAACGAGGATGTCGAACTCCTTCATTCGTAATACGTTGTGATAAGCCCGACGGGCCGGGTTGTTCAGACGAACGAGGGTGGATTTCTTCATTCGTTGCACGTTGTGATGAACTCACTGTGCTAGGGTGTTCACATTCAGCATCCCTAACAGCATACTCTTTGAGTAGCTTATGATTAAGCGTAAATGATCCACTAAAGTGTTCTAATCTTTCGTGAACCAATTTAACAACTTCTTCATAGGTGTAATTGACCCCTCTTTCAATATGACGAAAATTCCACAAACTTGTATTTATTTTCGTCTTATCTACTTTTGCAGGATCAACTACTTGCACATCGTTTACCATCTTTGAATATTCTTTTTTGAGTGTTACCTCAAATGGCAAATCGATACGGCGCCTATAAGCATCAGAGCTAGACAAATAGCTAGTGTCTGGATCAACCTGATTGTCTGTAAAGATAATCAAGTCTGAATTGAACTTGGCGAGTCGTTTACTTTCCAATTCCGCGACTGGTAGTAGATGATCAGCATTATTCTTAAAATGAATAAGACGTGCTGGAGCTGGCAAATCATCTATCAAGTAGTCTGGCGAAATTTGATTAGCGTCGTCCATGACATAAATTTTTGAAAGAGAACTGTTGTAATTTGTCTCATATTTATGCCCGACAGGACGCCAGTAAACGTACTGGAACGGATTCTGCATTAACTCTCTCACTTCTTCTTCAGATTTTCCTTGTAATTGGAAAATTTTCTTAAGAGCGTCAATAGCTAAAATCTGAACCATGAATGTCTTTCCGACGCCAGGTGGTCCTGCAAGTTGAACAACTACAGG